AATATCCAGAACTTAAATCTTATGCAGCAAAACAACAAGATACTGGTGCTATTGGAACTTGGCGCGTTCGTAGATAATAAGGGGCATATATATGGCCGAACAACTTTATAAAGTCGAAGATCCAAGCGGTAATATTAGAGAAATAGTTGGCCCCGCTGGCGCTAGTGACGAAGAAGTTATTGCACAGGCAAAACAATTATTTGCCACAACTGAGGGTGGTGCGGTTACTGGTAGGGCTGGAATATCTAGATCAACTGGTGTTCAAACAGAAGTACCTGCCGCAGCAGATATAGCTGGTGCCGGTGCTCTTGGCGCTGTTGGCGGTATTGTTGCTCCATCAATTTTAGGTGCCGCTGGTGCGGCTTTATCTTCTGTACCATTTCCTGGCGCTCGTATATTGGGTCGCGGCTTAACTTATATGGGTGAAGCTGCCGCAAATATCAAACCTGTTGTAAGGGCTGCGGAAGGTTTTACTGGAGGAATTGCATCAGAAACCGCCGGTAAATTGGTAGAGGGAGTAACTGAAAATAAAATAGCTGCTGAAGCTGCTAGATTTATTGCTGGAGGCGTAACTCCATCCACAATTCGACTAATGTTGTCTGCCGCAGGTAATGGAATTAGGCTATTGACCAGCCCTGAAGGTACAAAAGTATATGGCCGTCCAGATATTGCAATTATGCAAATGGCCGATTCTATTAAAAATGATGTTGCACAAAAACAAGGCGGAGCATTAACGGCAGATCAAAATAAATTTATTGATTCGTTAATTGCTGAATTACAAGGCAGTAAAAAACCTGGCGAAGCATTACTTCAAATTAATGCCGCACTTGATGAGGGATCTAAATTATTAAAATTTCAAGCAGATGCTCAATCAGCAAAGTTATATAACGAGTCATATTCCGCATTAAAAGGTGCTAATGAAGCTGCTAATGCTGAAATTAATAGCGCCATAAATAACTCAAAGCTAGGAGTTTCCTCAAGAACAGATGCCATTAGTTATCTTGAATCATTAAAACAGAATGTTTTAGGTAAATCCAATGAGTTGTTATCAACTATTGGGACTCCTCGTCAAAAATCTGAAATTGGTTCTGAATTACAGAATATTGTTAATTTAAGAAATCAGTCCATTAGAAACGATGCTTCTACAAAATACAACGAAACAAAATCCGTTGTTGATAATATTGTTAAAGCAAAACAATCTGCCGGTAATTTTGTTAGTTCTTTGCCTGAATATAATGATTTTATTGCTGATTTGAAAAGCAATATTGTTCCTGGCGTTCGATCTGCCGACGTTGCTAATTCATTTAAGAAAATACTTGAAAATATTTCATTTAAAGATGCAAAAACAACTTTTCAGGCTTTGGATGATGCTCGTCGTTTATTGGGAGAGGTTTATCGCGGCACACCACCTGAAGGATATGCTGCCATTGATGCAGATACAGCCAGAAAATACTATGGGGTGATTTCTGACATTCAGAAAAAATACGTTGGCCCAAAACAAGCTGAATTGCTTGACAACTATGCTTCATCAAAAGAAGGTCTTGAGTTATTTAGTTCTCAATATGGAAAAAAACTTATTGCAAGAGATCCAGGTGCTTTAGAGCAATTAAAAGCTGATCCTGCATCTGTTCCTTCATATTTCTTTAAAAGTCCAAAATCTTTTAATTCTCTTGTTTCTTTAACTGGAAACAAAGAATTAGCTATTGGCGCTGCTAGAGACTACGTTGCAGATGAAATTTCATCGTTTACTACGGCAAAACAAATTAATACTTGGCTCACAAAGAACCGTGATTTTCTATCTGCTGTTCCTGACATAAGGAATCAAGTTGTTCAATATCGTCAAGCGTTAGAAAGTTCTGAGAGAACTATATTAAATCTTGACAAAGGTATTAATACTTTACAAAAGCAACAAGTTGATCTTCCTCTCGCCGCTCAAAGAGAGGCGCAACAAAGAGCATCTGCTTTACGTTCAGGTGGTGAACTACAGGCATCTTCACTTCAGGCGCAAGCAGAAACAGTGACTAAAGAAGCGGCTGACGCAGCAGACAAAATATTTAATAGTTCTGTTGGCCCACTTAAGAATGTTGGTCAACTTATTCTTAGCGGAAATATGAACGCATGGAATATTGCTGCTCCTATTATTAATCGTTCACCGGCTGCAAAAGGTGCTGTATTTGATGCTGTAAGAGATATTCTTGCTAGTGCGCCAACAAGGGGGTCTCAAAAATACTTTAATGAAACTATTGCCCCGCCATTGTTGAAATTTGGAATGATTAGTAAAGATCAGGCCGATAATTTATATACCCAATTAGGGCAAATTGAATCTGGTCGTATGCCTGAACAGGCAAAATTAAGTATTATGCAAAAATTGGTTTTAGACTCAATGATTTCTTATTCTAGTTCTATTGGATCTAGAAACCTTAATCAAGCAGGATTTAGTCTTGTTAATTTAATTCCAAAGTAAATTAAGAGGTTTGTATCATGGCAGAACCAATATCAGGCATTGCTGGAAGTTTATCTGTTGGTAAGTTATTAACGGGTATTGCTGGTTTTTTTGGTGGTTTATCTATCTCGTTTTTTTGGCAACCAAAGAAATTACATCAACATGGAAAACTTGCTGCTGGCGCAATAATTGGCGGTATCTCCGTTGCTGCCGCTTTTGCTCTAGGTGGTGTTGTTGCTAATCAACTAGGGGTAAACATCAATGAAGCGGATACTGCTTTGGGTATTGGTTATTGTATCGGTGTTCTGTCTGTCGGTGTTATCTCACTTATCGCCAATTTCTTCGACAAAAGAGAAGGCCAAGACATCTTACAAGTAGCGCAAGAATTGAAAGGTAAAAAGCCTGTTGTCAGAAGGAAGCGTAAATGACTGGATTATTCTTTCTAGCTACTGTTGTTGATTTAACCGCTGCTCTTATTATTTTTGTTGGAGCTTTATCAGAGAGGATGCGGTTATATCCAGCTTGGCATAAGGTAGGTTTGATTGTTGCAGTAGTTGGTTTGGTTTGTCAGGCATTTAGAAACATTGAATTCCTTACCACTGGCGTTTCACCGCACGATTCTGATCTACCTTTGTGGATTCTTAAAGACTTGGGTATTGCGATTATTGCTTACTTTTATTTGTATCTTGGAATTAAAGCAAAGATGAATAAGACTCCTTCTAAGCCAGTTCGCAAAAAGGTTAAAAAATGATCACCTTATTTTCTACTCTTGTATCTTTTCTTGCCGGCGGTCTTCCTAAACTCTTAGATTTCTTCCAGGATAAGTCAGACAAAAAGCATGAGTTAGCTCTTGCTCAGATGCAGAGGGAGAAAGAACTTGAGGCCATGAAACTTGGCTTCTTGTCTCAACAAAAAGTCGAGGAAATTCGCACCGATCAGATTGCCCTACAGACTGCCGTACAGGAACGTGAGTCTATCTATAAACACGACATTGAGATCGGTAAAGGTGCGAGTCAGTGGGTTATCAATCTCCGCGCCTCAGTCCGTCCTGCGATTACTTACGGGCTTTTCATGCTGTTTTGCTTTGTTGAGATTGCAGGATTCTTCTATGCCTTAAAACATGGGGTAGAGTTTACCGTTGTCTTAGACCAGCTTTGGGATGATGAAACTCAAACAATATGGGCATCAGTTATTGCGTTCCATTTTGGAACAAGGGCATTTCAAAAATGACGATAGGTGTTTATGCTGTAATAAATAAAGTTACAAGAAAAGCATACATTGGTAGCAGTATAAATGTTGAGCGGCGTCTTGCTAGTCATAAATGTTATATAAAAACATTGAATTTTTTACACAAACAAAGATATGAGGAAGATGCTCGTAAATACGGCGTTGAATGTTTTGAATTTAAAATATTAAAAATAACTGAAACCGAACAAGAGGCTAGAGAACTTGAAACCGCTGCTCTTGAATGTTGGATTGGTGATGATTTATATAATGTAGCAATAGATCATACCGGAGGAAAGGCTCCTAGAATTAAAGAAAATTATGTAATTGGCGCAGCAAAACGAAACGCAAATCCAAATTATTCAAAAGTCTTAAGCGCCGCATGTAAGGGAAAACGAAAAATTGTAGTTTGCCCATACTGTTATATTTCTGGCGGCGGTGGAAATATGCGAAGGTATCATTTTGACAACTGTAAATTAAAAAAATGAAAGTAAGCCCTAGTGCCATTGAGGTTATTAAGCATCACGAGGGAATAAGGTTAAAACCATACCGTTGCCCTGCATTACTTTGGACTGTCGGGGTTGGGCACGTAATAGATCCATCGCATATATCCGTCAAATTCGAGGATAGGAAGGCTCTGGCGATACCGGAGGGTTGGGATAGGGTACTGACACCAGATGAAGTGGACAAGCTGCTTAAAGACGATTTACAGCGTTTTGAGAGGGGTGTTCTTAGACTGTGCCCTAATTATCTTACTCAGTCTCGCTTTGATGCGTTGGTTTCCTTTAGTTTTAACGTAGGACTTGGGAATTTACAAAGGTCTACGATCCGGATGAAACATAATCGGGGTGATTTTGAGGGCGCAGCAAATTCGTTTATGATGTGGACTAAAGCCGGTGGTCGGGAACTGCCTGGTTTAGTTAAAAGACGCAAAGATGAAAGAAGTATATACCTAATGGGGTAACATGCTTGTTACTGAACAGTCTATTAAAGCGTCTTACAATCTT